TATTTTTTTATCTAATTTTTCTTCCTCTGATGTATGAATCTCGTCGACAACTTTTGCGATAGTTTTTAAGGCTCCGCCTTTACCGCCTAATAGTCCTCCGAGAGCTTGTAGCACTATGCTGCTCCGCTTGTCATCCAGCTAATAACCCAGATAACTACGATCGCTACGATAGCGGCCTTGATCCAATCTTTCATTTTCCAGTCACTCCATTCTTTAATGTGTGACCATAGATCTTTTAGTAAGTTCATAGAACCTCCTTTGTTAAAGTGGGAATTATACTATTTTACGCCTTTGAATGCTACTTTTTTAATTTGCATTCTGCTTGTTTGCCCTTGAGGTCCAGATCCTTTGTTATTTTTTACAACAAAAGGAGAGTAAACTTTCTCTGCTGTTGAAGCAATTTTAGTATTAGGAAATGGGTTTTTTTGAGGAACAATAGTCATTTTTGCATTTTTGAACTTCATGATCTTGCCTTTCCATAGCCACGTTGAGCCAGTCTACCTGCTAGACCGCCTTTATTCATGCCCATTTTTTTTAAACCATTAATGGCACCGCCATCTTTTTTAAATCCTATTTGATTACGAACTTTTTTATCTAATTTTGGTAATCCTTTATTATCTGCTGGTATATCTTTTAATTCTTTTGCCATAATGATTAATGTATAGTTGGTTTTATTAGATTTAGCAAGTCTCTTCCATTATGATTCATAATTTTATCATATTCTTGTTCGGTAAGATTGTTATGGTACAGCATTTTGGCTACACCCATCATTGCACCCGCTAAAAGTATCTGTTCTTCTTGACTTGTAACTGCTGTATCTGAAAAATTCATCAACTCGTTAAAATATTCCTGTAATTTAGCTGTTGCGTTTTGCATTGTTTTGATTTTGTTTCTGAAGATTAACATTTGCACGTAATTGTGCAATATCCTCTTGAGAATCTATCTTCGCTTCTGCTAATGCTTCATTTTGAGCTAATTTTGCTTGATCTAGCATCATTTTACCTTCATCAGCCGTAGCTTTTCTCTGTAAATCTTGTGCTTTTAGGTTAATTTCTTGTTGTTTTAGTTGAACTAACGGATCTTCTCCTTGTTCTGACATCATTTGTTGCTCTTCAGTGACCATTTTCTCTGTCATTTCAACAATTCTCTCTGCAATTTTAGATTCTACTAACTCTTGCATCTCATTTTGTTGTTCTGGTGGTAATTCACCGCCCGCTTGAGCTTGTAATGCCTCAAATTCTTTTGCCATTTCTTGTTCTACCTCTTCTCTTGCTTGTAAAGACACATGTTCCATAATATGTGACTGTAAAATCATCATAGTTTGAGGATTATTTTTTACCAAAATACTAGAAAAGAAAGCTCTATGTGCATCTATGTGTGCTAATTGATTTTGTTTTCTAAAAGCTGTTAACGAACCACCTGATAATGCTGTTGCATTTTCCATACCTGGATCCATTGGTTCTGGCCCCGTAGGAACTGGTAATATAGCATCAATATTTTGAACGCCCATAGCAGAATACATTCTTCTATAAGCCTCATATATATTGTGCATTTGCGGTGCAGCTTCTGCTAATTGTAATTGAGTCTGTGCCAACGTCACACGTTGTGACATAGAAAATATAGTTGGATCAGAAACAGGTATAATGTCTATTCTCTCATCAAAATCACTAGCTTTTAATGATTGTAGATCACCTTGTACTTCGTAAGGATACATAGGTGGTAAAGACTCTGCAAAAATTCTTGCTAATAATTTAAATTCTATTCTTTGAGCATAATGAACTCTTTTGTGAATAGCTGACATAACACGCATGCCTCTTTCCATTAAAGCCATTGTTGTTCCAACAGGTGCTCCTGCTCCAGCAGCCTCACCTATTTTTTGATCTGCCACAGTTGCAAATTCTTTACCTGCTTGAACACAAAAACCTAATAGTTGAAATAAAGTTGGATCTGCACCTTTGTAAGGTAAAGGTAAAAGACCTGCACGTAGATCACCACTTGGCGCATCTACATCTCTAAATTCACCAGGTTGTATAGGACTATCATCATCTGCTATTCGCAAACCTCTAGCTTTAAAACCTGCAGGTAAATTTGCTAATGTTCCAGCGTCAATTAATTGACGTAAAGCTGCTGTAGCAGTTCTAGATAAACCACCAATCATATGAATTAAACCAAGACCATAAAAACCAAGACCTGGCATAAATTTGTAATGAACAAAATATTGTTGTTTTTTATATAAAGTGTCTCCGTCCTTATAGTTTCTATAAATAGAAAGAACGTTTCCTGATCCTTCATCTATAGTAATTATATATGGAAGTTTAATACCATCGGGATCTTCAAATCCTGGTACGTCTAAATCAACATGCATTTCTAGTAAAGTATACTGATCATCTCTGTAACCAGTTTTTTCTATACCAGATAATTTTCTTTCTTTTTCTTCAACTTTGTTTTCTTCTTGTACTACCTGTAAATCAACGTCACGATAAAAACCTGTGACTTGCATTTTTTTAATATCGTTGTCTGTTCTTTTTAAAATATGAGTTACTCTTTCACACTCTTCTAAATTTGTAGCTGTGTAAGGCACGACTAAATCTTCTGCTGGTATAAATTTAGATACAGCTCTTCCAAGAGCCGCATCATAATATATTTTTTTAAATGTAGAACCTGCAAGAGGTAAATAAAAAAGCATTTGATCTAATTCTGGATCATACTCTTCCATAACATGCATAATTTGATAATTCATAAAATCACTTACACGCTGTGCTTGATCTTCTTTATCTTTTGTAGCCTGTCCAATAATTTGAGTTCTTACAGGGCCACTTGCTGGTAGTAATTCTTTATAGGCTTGTGCTTGAAACTGTGTAACTGATTCAGCTAATAGTGGATGTGTTACACCACTTGCGCCTTGAAAAGGTTGAGATCTTTCACTGTAATTTAATCCAAGTAAATCTAAACCTTTTGTGTACGTTTCTTCCCATTGCTGTCTTGATGATTTATCGTCTTCAAAAGATTGTCTAAGCTCACTGGCTATTACTTGTAAATCATTCTCATCAATAAACTCTGCTAAATTACCATCAAATCCAGTATCAGGTGGCATTATTTCAGGATTAACAATAGCTCCGCCATCTTCTGTCATTTCAATATCGATAGGTTGATCAGTTCCTGGTTCTAATTCCACTTCTTGTCCTACCAATGGTGGTATCATTAATTGATCATTAACCGTTTGTGGTTCGTCGTAATTTGCTGGTCTTTCTACAACCATTATGCAGCTCCTATCATTTCATCTATTGATACAAGAGGATCATATCGTACATATCCTCCAGATGCTAGATGTGTTTTTGTTGGTAATACCATCTCAGGGGTTAACTTTATAGCATAAGCATCTATAGTTTTAAAGCCCGAAGGTGTCTCTACTGGTCTAGCCATTAAACCTTGTGCGCCAGATTCGTTGATATAATCCTCTGCTTTATTCATAACATCACCAAAGTCTTCTGCTTTACTGCTTTTTGCCATTTTAAATTCTTTTACAATATCGCCCTGTGCATTTACTATTTGCACAGATCTACGTACAGATTTAGCGTCGCCTATCTGTACCTTAACAATCTTAAATTCAGCGTTGTTTACTTTTGCTGCTCTGCGCAGTGATTGTTCTAATATACTTGTATAGTGTTTTCCATTAGGATCTGTAACATTTGGGCCACCATAAAACTCATACTGGCCAATACCTTTCATGTTTTTCGTTCTCTCTGCAAATGGTGTAGCGGTCGTTCCTGCTTGACTATATCTACTTGTTATTAGTTCCGCTGGAGATACAACATACCAATCAGAAGCGTTTGCGTCCTTATCAACAAATTTTCTTTTCGCTGCCATTGCTAAATCATTCTTGACCAACGCATCACCCCACACTTTTCTGTCTTTAAATGGTATATTTGGAAATAGTTTTTTCATTGTTTCAGGGTTTGTAAAGGCTTCTTCAAAAATAGATAATACTTTATCTCTATCTTTGCCTGCTTGTCTAACTGCCGCTAGAGCTGCTGGTGATAAATTACCTGGTCGTATTTTCGCAAAGTCTTTAAATACTGCTTGTGATTTTCTAATGTCGTCTATGTAAGCCGCAAAGTCTTCTTCTGTTTTAAACACAGGTCTAAATAAACTTTTATGTTTTGCGTAAAATTCTAATACGTCCTGATCTGTTTTTAAATCTAGTGAATAGCTTTGTTGTCTTATCTTTGTCGTATCTTTAACATCGATACCTTTATCAACTAATGTTTTATAATCAGCCATAACATTCTCTAAATGTTTTCTGTATGTCTGCATGATGTCAGATTGTATCTCATCAGCAAACGTTACACGCACTGTTTGATCTCCTGTAACGATAGCGTCATCTGTTTTACCAACGTTCGCCAAATCTTCTTGTGCTTGTGCTAATTGTTTTTTTGCTTTGTTTATATTTGTTGTTGCCTGTTCTAATGATACACGGCCACCTGACTGATTGACAATATCCTCTGCTGATCTGTTTGCTATCTTTGTTAGACGTTCTATTTTATTGTTAAGTTCATCTGCCTTTGGTCCGATGTTCGTGACCTGTCCTTTAGTGCCAGGTATTATCGCATAACGGTCCGTGCCCCGCGTCCACCCGATCACGTAATTTGTTGAGTCATCAGGAAAGAACCCGTGCGTGCTATGTCTATACAGAGCAACGTCACCAGGAATATCTCCTGCTTCAAGATACAAAATGTTTTCTCTATATGATTCAGGTATAGAACCTTTTTCATAATACGAGTCGCCGTACTTAGCTCTATCAAAAGTACCATCTATGTTTTCTGTTTCCGATCTAAAACCTCTAACCGTAGATTTTAATTTACGAATAGGTGCGTTTTTAATTCTATCTAGTAAGTTAGCTTTTGTAATAGGCTTTCCTGTTTTAACCATTGTTTCTATGAGCTGTGGTATTTGATAATCTTCTACCTCAAACTTCGAAATACCTTTTGACTGTAAAAAATTATACAAGTCTTCTGGCCCTGCAAATACACTTGGTGAGTTAGGGTCAATGAGCCGTGCTTCGATGCCCGAGAAAAAACGATTGGCTTTCTCTCCAACGGTGGTTGCTTGATCTGCTAAACCATCTGCCTGTGCTATACGTTGTCCTGTAGTACCTGGACGTAGTAAGTCATCAACTTTATTTACTCCTGCAATCGCCCATCCTGGTGCTTTACCAAATACAACGTTAGCCATTTGTACTTCTGGTGGTAGAGCTTCTTTTCTATCTGTAGGTCTAAGGTTCGCATCTTCAAAAAACATATCTAACTCATCTACGCCTAAGTATGGTGAGCCTTGTTGTATGCTTTGAACATCAACTGATTCGTCGTCCCCGAGCCGTAGTGGATCACTAAACTGTCCTGGATCGCCGCCCATGGCCATTTTATTTTTTCTCATGCTCTCAGGTATTTTATCACCCACGTTAAGATTGAGCTCTAAAAAATCTACATCACCTGTATCATTATCGTCATTCATCATATCGTAAAAGAGTGTATCACCAATTGAATTTGTTTTTAAGTTATTTTGTTTAATATATTGTCTTGCTTGTTCTTTTGCGTATCTGTCCACCCAAGCAGGTACTTTCTCAAAATCGTATTTATCATCTAAGGCTTGCAATTCAATCAAATCAGCTTCTGTTCCTAGTACTAAATCAGGTTCAGCAATTAATGTTCTAAGAGCCCCTTTTGTTTTAAAATTAATAAGATCAGTATATTGAGGATTTAGTCTCTCCTGCTCTACATCTTTCTTGTAATTTTGTTCATCAACAACCATCTGAGCTGTTGTTTTCTGATCTTGAATTTCACTCAACATTCTACCTGTATTTGCTATTATCTGCATGTAGCCTTGTCTTTTTATTAGTTCTTCGTCTGGCAACTTTAATCCTAGCTCTGGTAATGTTTTATTTCCAACAACAAAAACATTTTCCGTTCCTGGTTTTACAGTAGCTGTTACATATCTTGTCATTCCAGCCGCCCCTTTAGCAGGTATTACAACTGGTGCGGTTAATGCTTTTTTTGCTGCAGTCCCTGCCAATCGTAAAATTCCTTGTAGCTCTTGTGTTGTAGGTATACCAAACGCTGCTGGAGTAGCTCTCATAAATTTGCTAATATTAGATATGTCGTCTCTTTTTAAAATATTATTTAAACGAGAAATATAATTAGGATTACCAAACATGGTAACTAAGCCTATTCCTGTTAAACCATAATCTACTGCATTTTGTAAAAGTGTTGGATCTCTTCCTTCAACAGCACCTGGAGGATAAAAAACTCTTCTACCTCTTTCATCTTTTACAGTCCCTTCAATAAAGTTAATTCCTCCAAGACCACTTTGAATTGTTTCTCCTGCTTCCGCTTCATCAAAATTAATTAAAACATTATCTAAAAGTTTTTCTAATTGTGCATCATCAAAACCACTTGTTGTTTTTGCAAGGTAGTCTTTCATTTCATCTCTAGTTATACTTTCACCTTTTCTTACCTCACCCTGACCTTTAATAGCATAACCAGTAAATCCAGGAGCGGATAAAAGTTGATAAGTTTCTAAAACAAGATTCGCTGTGCTAGCTGGTAAATTTTTAATTTGATTAGTTAATAATTCTTTTTTAGCTTCTTTAACAGATTCAGAAAACTTTCCTGAACCGCTATAGTTTGACACCATATTTTTATAATCATCTGATTCAAAAAAATTAGTTTTAGCTGTTTCCAATTGTCCTAATATATTTTGTCTGTCTGAAAAATCGGTGCCTGTAATTAATCCTGAAGTTGCTGCTCGTAACGTATTAACAAGCTCGGGTGTAAATTCTAAATTAGGATTGGTTGCTATAATATTATTTAATCTCGCATCAAAAGAGGCTTGATCAAATTTACCATCTTCTGGAAAAGCTAAATAACAAATAGGATTGTAAGGATCTGTCTCACAAGCAAATGCTTGTTTTCTTAATGTTGTAAAATCTTTTTTAAAAGAATCTGCGGTGTTTCTACTTTTTAAATATTGTTGTGTGTCATACGATAAATTAGGATTTATTTGTCCATCTATAGTCTCTGCTCTTTGACTTATGGTATTATCAATATAGTCATCTAATCCTTGAAGCCGTAAAGCATCGCCAAATGCTATAGTTTGTTCAGGCGTTGCATTCTGTATGTCTTCAATAAAACCTCTATCAATTGGTTTTTCTGAGGCTACTTCGTAAGGATACTCCTGTCCTTTAAAAAACTGTTGCTTAACTTTTTCAAAGAAGCCATCTCCTCCTTCATTTAAACCTACAGCACCACCATCTTTTTTCATTTCCATTAATCCTTTACGATCTATCTCTGTAAGTTTTTCACCTTGCATAATAAATGGTGCTACTTTTTCATAAGCTTTATCAAATGATTTTTGAATAGAATCACCAGCGTTTGGTAGGTTTTCGTATTGTTGTATGTAGTTATTTTTAAATAACTTTAATGTTTGATCAGGAGAAAGATTTTCATATTCGTGATAAGGAATATACTTGATACTTTTCTCACCTACTTTTACAGGAACATATGGTATCCCTACTTTAAAATCTATAGTAGGATTTACTTGTTTAAAATTTTGAACCATTCCAAAAACTTCATCACTCAAAGCTTTTGCATCATCCAATTTATTATTTTTAACAAGATCAACAATGCTTAAAGTCATTCTATAAACATCATTTTCAAAATTTGTTTTATCTTTAACAACAGGTTTATTTATAGACTTACCTCCAGATCCAACAAGTATCGCTAAATCATCACTTTCTTTTACACCTTGACTTAATCCACCAAAGTGACCTGACTCAAAAATATATCTTAAATTATTAGTATCATTTGTTCCACCGAACCGTTGTGGCTGTACGTGATCTAATGCAATGACATTTTTATCACCTTCAAATAAATTATTGATTTGGTTAAGACGATTTTTTATGCCAGGTGTTTGTAAAAAATTTTTTTTTATTTGATAAAAATCAAGCTTGTCGTTACCTTTTATTCTAAATCTTAGAGGGCTTAGGTAATTATAACCTCCTCCTGTGTCCATTCTTTCACCTATTTTTCTACTTTTTAAAAACTCATCTGTTGATGAAAACGGTTTTGTTTTTAAAGTAGTAACCTCATCAGCAGGAAATAAATTTCTAGGTAAAATAACCCTGTCATTATTTACAGTAACAAAATCATCTATTTTAAAATATTTTCCTGTAACTCCCGCTGCTTTGTTTTCAACAGTTTTATCAGGTCTAAATTTTAAATTTAATCCTCTAGCATTTGCAATCGACTCGCCTGCATCAAAAGCATTAGAATAAGTAGATGCTCCTATAGCTTGAATAGAAGCTTTTGGATCTACAATATCTTTTAAAGCATTTATGTATTTAAAGCGAAAAGGAACATCACCATATTCTTTGAGGTAAGTAGGATCCATTGCTTTATCAATTGCTCTATTGATATACGCAGCCTTTTCTATTCTTTGTGCTTTACCTGATGGTACATATCTACCGCTAGTCTGTCTAATCAAACCTGCATGGTAAATTAAATCTTCATATTGCTGTTGAACCATAGGATTCTCGTTCACATAAGAACTAACCATGTTTTTAAATTTCTTTTGAGCAGAGGGAATAGTTTGTCCTCCAACCATTCCTGTTAATCCAAATTTATCTCTTAATACCGTGGCACCATAGGCTTCCCCTATTTCTCCAAGAGCAACCGCCTTTAATACGTCTTCCTGTTTTTTATATCTATCTAAATTTTTAAAAGGAGCAGAGTAAAAATTCTGACCATATATACCTTTAAATCCCCCTTGACCTTCTCTAGAAACTCTTACGTCTGTAGGGTTAGGGCTTTTTTTAAATTTAGGTAGTGGAGCCATTATTTAAGTTTCTTTTTCATATTCTTTAAGCGAATATCTTTAATATTAAGCAATACTCTATCTCTCTCAAATTTAGCGGATAACAAGTCATGCTGTGATAAAGTTAGTAAATTGCTTGCTCTACCGATACCTTTGATTGCAAGCCCTACGCCTGGTGGTTTAATTTTCTCAGTCATTAATAATACTGCCTTGGTTCTATAAATTTTTGTTCTTCAATGTAATCTGAATCCAGTTGAATAAAGTTACCCTGCCTGAATCGCAACAAAGCTTGTGTTGTTGAATCGACTAAATCGTCATGCTCACCATAAGGGAAAGCTGCACATTCTTCAATAACTTCTTCTGCCCAGCGGTCGTCGGTTGCCCATACTTGACCCGCTTCAAAAATAGGAGCCACGGAGTTTACACGCACATGCTTATCGTTGCCCTTACTGGGCGTATAAGTTACTACAGGAATTCCTACTTGACGTAGCTCCTGTGTTAAGGGCATACCAGAAGCTTTCGCTTCAATCAAGATTGTTTCTGGTTCCCAGTATTTATACTCATCTAAAGCAATCTTTTTTAAATCAGGAAAATCCCATCTGCCTTTACGCATACCCAAAAGTATAATGTTGAATGGTCCGTGTTCCACGGGTTTAAATACACCCCACGTTGTTATCGCACTAAAGTCTGCTGTCTCTCTTTTACTGAACGCGGTATCATAACTTTGTATCACATGAGTGAGTTGAGGTATGTTTTCTTTTGGCCATATTTTCCACCACTCTTTTTTAATAATTGCTCCTTCCTCAGATGTAGGAGCTTGTTGCCATTGTGCTTGCCATTTTTGTTCTGATAAAGATGCTTTGACACCCTTTAGTTCGTCTATCTTCCAAAACTCAGGCCACAGTGGTTCGTCATTCAATACTGCAGGAAACTCGACAACTTCCCATTGATCAGAATTTTCGTTAGTTTGTGCATTTAATAATTTTCCCGTAAGATCCTTTGTGGACCAACGAGTCATAACTACAACAATAGCACCGCCAGGTTGTAGACGCTGTCTTGGTCCAGAGGTATACCATTCGTATGCGTTGTCCATGGCTGTTTGTGAGAGAGCGTCTTGCTCGGAGTGAGGATCATCAATAATAAGTAAGTCAGCACCACGCCCAGTAATAGCACCACCCACACCAGCAGCAAAATACTCTCCACCAGCGTG